TGACTTAGACTTTTGGATACCTTTCTGAGTATGTTTTCCACCGATACGAACTCGGTCAAAACCAAGAACATCTTCAGCTCCAATAGCCATTACCAATGGGTCTGTATATTCAATTGAACCACCATTATCTTCAATCTTATCTGCTATGTATTGGATTCTATCTGGATACTCTTGGTATCTAACTTGGAATGTGTGTATATCTGTAAGTTCTTCTTTCTTACCGAACTCAACATCAAACTCTCCACACGAAGCATTATCGCCATCACCGAGAATTCTTTTAGCCATTATTTGGGCTTTGTGAACATCAAGTTTAGGTTTAGCACCTTCACTTATATTATAACTCATATCATTTGTCCTCACATTATTATTTCTTAGATATGAACCCTCATATCTTGTTGCTTCTTCTTTTGTTTCAAACCACTCAATTACTTCATACTTCCAATTAATATTTGAGTTTGAAAAATCTTCTCTAAGTTCAGGACTTGAACTTGTTTGCCAATATCCATCCCAAACTTCTCCCTTATGATATCCAAAATACCATTTATCATTTGTAAGATTTGTCCACTTGTAGCAAAAGTATTTAAATCCAGAAGGATTATCTTTTATTTCTTTTTCTAATATTCTATCTGTCATTTTCATTTATCTTCCAATATCCTTTAAGTATTTTTCTTTTGCTTGTTCCCAAGTGATGTTAATCATACCTGAATAAAATAACATCTCTGGTTTAATTTTATTTTGTTCTAATAGTTTCTCATATCGTTTGATTGCTTTACGCTTCCACCAACTATCAATATACTCAATATCTCTATCGAACATATTTCTAATTTGTAATTCATCTTCTTTGATTTCACTTCTTAGAAATTCTTTTCCATTTTGATATATATTTGAAAAGTAACAACCTCGTTTGAATCCGTGTTCATACTTTGCTCTCTTAATATCTAATTCTTTATATATCAATTGAATAATCTTTTGTTTAATACCTGTTACGGGTTGGTTTGTTTTACCCGTTGTAACTCTTAGATAATCTTCTGTTCGGTGTTCTTTCAACCATTGGTGCCAAGAATCATAAAATGAATCATCTGGTTTTAAACTAATCTTACCTTTGGTTTCTCCGAGTGTTTTCCATTGTGGTATTCCATTATACATTGAATGGATACCATACAACGCTGTTGTTGATATACCGACTAATGTTTGTCCATATAGTTTCTTCCAAGTATCACGAACAACTTTTGATGTAACCATTTGTGCTACTAACTTACCACCCAACATATTATAACCGAGTGGTTGCACACAACATATCGTAGTTCCGATAGCTGTATGATTTAGTTTTCCGTCTTGAAATTTATTTTCTTTTGTCCAACCAATTAAACTATCTCTTACACCTAAAGCTGTAACATCACTACCTAAACAAATTAATCCTAATACTTTACCTGTTGTTTCGTCTTTAACATAAAATTTTACATTACGACCTGGATTTGCTGTGAATTCCATTGAGTGAATAAGTCTTCTCGTGATAATCCAATCTTCATTTGCTTTTGCATTTCCGTGTTCTACTGGTTCTACAATTGGTTTGATTGAATTGATTTCTGAAATAGTTTGTTCTTTATTATAAATGTCTGTTGGTTGCCAGATAGTTCTTTCTAATCTATCAATAACATCTGCTCTATCCATAAAGAATTGTGGGTCTTTATTAAACTCTTCCCACTTCTTCCATAATGTATTTTCTTGAACTGACATTTCTTTTAGAAAGTCCATATTATCTATGAACGATTTCTTTTCTGCTTCGTAATTAAACTCTGCTTCCCCAAAGAAGTTTTCAAAACTCATCTATATAACCTTTTTATTCATAATTTTTATATTACTCTAATATACAACATTAATTGTCGCAAGTCAAGCTTTTTATTTTTTATCCGTAACATATGTAAAATCTGCTTCCATACTTGTTTTTAATATTTTAGCATTCTCAAATTTATATGGTTTAGTTCCTGGTGATTCCAAGATATCAATACGATTTACAAATCGTTTATTCATTGTATCTTTAACTTGATATACCCCATCTTTTCCGTCTGTTCCTGTTAGAACAATAAAATCTCCATAGTCTAACCAACCACCCCATCTTTTTAAAAGATTTCTACTAACTGCTACAAATTTATATTCTGATGCTTGGTGTATTTTTATTCGTGTTCCATCGGCTAAAATATCTGGTGTTGAATCTGTTTGGCCTCGTGTCGGGTGATACATAGTTACCGTAACATCTAAACCTGATAACTTTATCTCCGTGTACTTATCTTTTAATAACTTGTTTTCATCTTGCAATTCTTGTATCGTGTCTGTGTAGATATCTTTGTATTTCTCAAATTGACAAACCCAAATGTATCCATTAAACATTGTAAAAAATGTTAAGAATATAATAAAATATTTTTTCATAGTTTCCACTCCTTTTATAGTAATAACTATTTAGTTCCTACTTTTTTCTGTACGAAATCTACCATCTGTTCTGCAACATTTATCTTGGTATACTTTTCCATACCTTTAAATCCTGGTGCTGAATTAACTTCACAAATTACATAACTTCCATTATTAAATAACAAGTCAACACCTGCTATATCTAAATTTAGTAATCTTGCACACTCACCACCAATCCATTCAATATCATCATCTATCTGATAAGGTATTGCTTCTCCACCTCTTGTGATGTTCGCTCTAAAATCTCCGTCAATAGATTGTCGCATCATACAACCGACAACTTTACCATTGACAACAAGCACTCTCAAATCTTTACCAAAAGAGTCTTGTATAAATTCTTGTAATATAATATTATAACTTGGTTTTGTTATCTCTGCCATCTTCATCAATTGTCTGAATTGTTTTCTATCCTCAACTAAGAATACCCCCGCTCCATATGAACCACTTAATGTTTTTACTACCATAGGATAACTTAAATTCTTTTCTACCAAAGTAATATCAATTGGATGCTTTACCAACATAGTCTTTGGAACTGGTAGATTTGATTCTCCTAATATCTGTTGTGAATACAATTTGTCTTTAACTGCGTCAATAGCTTCACTTCCATTAATCATCACTACACCTAATCGTTCCATATGTCTGATAATAGCTTTAATAAAGTATGTCGTTCCACTACCTGTTCTCGGTAATACGAAATCAGGTAATTTTCTTGGCTCACCACTAACGATAATAGATTTTCTATCATCTCTATCAACGAATATATCCACATCTTGTGGATTAACTACACGAATCGTGATTCCTTGTTTCTCAAATTCCTCTACGAGTCTTTTGACTTCGTGGTTCTCACCTGATAACGTCTTCTGGATTATCCAGCCGTTCAATCCATTTCCTCTTCGTGATATTGGTCAAATGGATTTTCATATTCTAATTCCATTTCAATAGTGTTTAATAATTCTTGAACTATATTCCAATCTTCTGCTTCTATCGCTTCTTCTAATTTCTCTAATACATCTTTTAATGTTATTCCACTCATAAATATACTCTCTCCTTTGTTGCTACTTGTTGTTGATACCAATCTAAATTCTCATCTCTCCATACATATGGATTTTCTGAATTTTCAGACCATTTATTTCATAAATCCTTGTATTGCTAATTCTTTGTGTTTTGCCTCTACCATAATATCTACATTGTTACCATATGTATCTGGCAATTGATTAATTAAATCTGAATGTGCTTGTGGTCTAATTGACTCATCTAACTGATGTTCTGCTTTTGATTCTGAATAATGAACCACCGGAACAATGCCATCAGGCCAAGTAGACATAGCTAATTCTAATGCTTGTTGTTCTGTTTGTCCACCTGTATTGAACTTGTAATGATGATAATCAAATGTAATTGGGATACCTATTCTTTTATGTATGCCCTCATATAAATCTTTTACTGAATACATAGATGCTTTGTCGTCATTTTCCACTACGAGTCTTGACTTGACTGAATCGGGTAGTCGTTCAAAGTTTTTACAAAACCTATCCATAGCAGATTGTTTATCTCCGTAAACACCATTACAATGTATATTGATTTTGTTGTAGTGTGTTCTACTCAAACCCATAAAGTCAAATATATCTCCGTGCATAATTAAATCTTTAAATGTATTCGCAACTACATTTTCATTTGGTGAAACCAAAACATTGAATGGTCCTGGATGAGATGTAACACGAACTCCGTGTGTATTAGCCATTGTTCCTGCTGAATGTAACCATTGTTTAATCTCTTTAATATCCTTTAAGTCATCCCACTCATACTCAGTTTTCCAAGGTGCTAACCCACTTGTCATACGATAAAAGTTATGTCCGTTCAGAACATTCCAAGTCATAATGTTATGTAAGTCTTTTGCGTTCGCAAGTGCAATCTCAGATGCGTAGTCCACACCCTTAGATTGAAACGTACGTTTAATCATACCACGACCTGTCGTGATTGGTTTAGTTCCTTTTGGTTTATCACCATACTTAGTTGGATAACTAAGTTGCATATTTATACAAGCATAACCTAATTTCATAATTCTAATGTAACCTCTATTTATAAGTATTAATTATTTTTCTGTAATCGTAATTTTTCTTTATATTCTTCAGGTGATATATAAATACCTTTTCCGTAATCATTCAGTAAAGACTTTTCTAACTTTCTTCGTTCTTTAAAGTCTTCATATGATTCACCTTCTAATCTTTTATCACCCTTGAGTAACTTACCAATCTCTAATCGTTTTCTCATCATTTTTCTACATCTCCCATTAAGAATTTCTTCTGTTTATTTAATGCCTTGTTAACTTCTCGTTGAGCTGCTATCTTTTCTTTATGACGAGCAACTAAGATTTCGTCCTTAGTCTTTCGTTTAACCTTTTTCTTTGCCTTAACCTTAGTAGGTTTCAATGTTCCTTTTAACTTAGGTTGTTCTTTACCTTTGTGAAATACATTTCCGTCTTTATCAACGAACTCATTCATAAAGTGCCACCCTGCTGGACGACCTGTTGGTTTGTATTGTTTGGCATTGAAATCATTAGCCAGTTCTGGAAATGCTTGATGTAATTGTCCAGTTAGACATCTATTACATATTACTGATGTAGCTTCCTCTCCGACATTACGAACTTGTGTTCCACAACTACAATCCATATATCTTATATTATTTGCGTATGGGTAGATAGTTTCTTTTGCAACTATATAACCACCATTATTTGTAAATACACTCATATTGTATAACTCCTTTTTTATGCTTGTGCTATTGAGCCCGAATACATTGCTTCTTCAACTACTCGTTCTTCAATTGTCTTATCTATAAATTTTGCTATCTCGTTACGGATTTGTTTTTCCGCCTGTAAATCATGCTCGATTATATCTTCAATAAGTTTTCCAACTTCTTGTTCAGTATCATAATCTTTCTGTTTTCTTAGTGAATCTTCAATCTGTTCTAATCGTTCAACTAAATCTCTAATTTTCATATCTTACCTTTTTTTATGTGAGTGATGGGTGAGAATCGAACTCACGAATAATGGATTTGCAATCCACCCCATTAACCACTCTGGCACCATCACGGCCTTGATGACGGCGTTCATTTAATTTATGTTCTTGAATACTTTCAATATGTTTACAAAATGTTTTTTTATGTCGTTTCCTAAATTTGAATGCAGGACACGAACAACTCCACTCTAATCTGTTTGGATTAAAAGTAATGTCATACGATTTTCGTCTTATTCTGTGGTGTTCAGTGCCATCATTATCCACAAGCACTCCACCAAAAAGGTCTAAAACATAATCTATATTTATATTATTCATACCACTAATATACAACATTAATAGCTTGATGTCAAGCTTTTTATTAATTATTTTTCTTTTATCCGATTTATTAACTTTTTAATCCGTCTTTCACGAAACGATATCTTCTCACTAGAGTGTCCTTCATTCAATTTCGTCCGTGTTAATCTTTTCTGTAATTGATGAACTTTATGAAACAACTTAAACTTGTATTCAAATTTCTTACTCATAACAATCTCCTTAAAATTAATTAAATCGGTCTACATTAATAAGTAGGATATATATAGAATATTATTTAGTTCTTATTCCACCTCTTGCTGTTGGTTGTGGATTAATTTTTTGTTTTGGTGCAACTTCTTCTTCTATAACTTCTTCTAAATCATAATGTAATCCATCATTTCCGTTTTGACCTATGATATCCATTCTATCATCATCTTCTTGTGGTGTTGCGAAATCATCATCACCATATGGATTAGGTGTTAATAATGGTTCTGAATATACATCTTGCCAATGTTCTTGTTGGGTTTTTTCTTTTTCGGGATGACCTGGAATTATTTCATTTTCTTTAGTTCTAAGTATTAGCGCTTGGTTATATGCTATGACTAACATAACTGCTAATGGGTCAAATACAAAGATAAGAATAAAGATAAAGAACTTTACTACGGTATCAATATCAGTTCCGAATGTTCTGGCTAAATAAATTGCTGGTCCGACATCCACACCCGTTGATACTAATTGTATTTCTAAATCTGCCTTACGAGTCTTGATATTTAATATCTCTTCATTGACATTTCTTATTTGTGGGTTGTAATCTTCTCGTAGTTTTCGTTTAGCAGTGATATAATTCTCTGGTAAAGATTCTACTTGTTGGTCTAATTCTTGTTTTAAAAATAGTTTGTCGTCTTGTAATTGTTCCAACCTATCATCTATCATTAATAGTTCAGTAGATTGTTTTTCAAATTCAAGAGTTGCTCCTTGATAAGCATTAGATAGATATCCAAAGATACCTGCTGATGTTATGAATATCAATACAATAGTTGCTAAAGTCATATAGACTTTTTGAAACCAATTAATCATATTCCAATAACGATATAAAAATGATGCCGTAACTAATTTACCAAGTTCTAATGAACTGGCCATTACCACTACTGATAAGAAAGCTCCACTAAAAAGTTTTGCTAATCCATATACCGAAAATGCTGCTGCACTTCCTGCAATTAATAATGCGGATAATCCTATCCATATATAAAAATATTTTGATTGCTTCATAATTCTTTTTCCACCTTTAATATAAATAGTGAATAAACGCACTAATCTGTCGTTTATTTCAAATTCTTCCGATGACTTTACTATAATTCGTCACCTCATCTCATATCTATGAGTTAACACTACGTTCGAGTCTACAACCTCGCCTATCCTGTAGTATCTATGTCTGTCTGGTAGGACTTTTGTATCGGTCAATGCTTCCGACTACTGATTTCACTCTTTTATTCCGTCTAAAACTTAAACCCAAGATGTTTTGGGAATGAAAACTCTACGATATCAATTATTGGTTTTCGTTTTTTTATATTTAATTATTTACTAGCGTTTACTGATTCTTTTCTATATTCAGTAACTAACTTTTTTATCTCACCGATAGATTTACGGGCTCTTGTTCCTGCCGCTTTATTACCTGTGTTTACATTAGTTTCGTGATTTGCTGAAAAATCTGAAAACAAATCACCTAGTTGTGTATATAGTTCATTTAATTTACTCATTACTTTACTCCCTGTTGTTGTTTAGTAATTCTTTATTGTTATAATTCTTGAAACTCAGCTACTATGAGATTCATACAAATGTAGTAATATTCATTATTCCTCAGAATAGTGTCAGCCAAACCATACATAATTTTTAGGTCTTCTGGCGTATAACGGCATCGCTCAACCAACACTTTTCCAAGAACATAAAATCTATCATCATCGATAGAAATAAATTTATTATTAAATTTATCCAATCTTAATTGATAGTTTCTTTGGCTTTGCTGGCTCTACTTTAGGTATGTCTATTGAGAGTAATCCGTCTTTAAACGAAGCTTTTATGTTATCTCCGTCCAATTGTTCACCAAGTTCAAACTGACGCTTGAAAGATGATTGCTTTAATTCTCTACGAATTACTTTAGCTCCATCATCATTATACAATGCGTGTTTATCTCCTGATATTACTAATATACCTTCTTGAACATCTACTTTCAAGTCCTTCTTATCAAGTCCTGGTATTTCTGCTATGATACCGACTCTATCGTCATACTCATAAACATTTACCTTTGGATAAGCTGTTCCCTGAAATGGTTTAACCCCAACTTGTTTCTCAAGCTCTGGAAATTGTTTTGATACAATTTGGTCAAACATTCTGTCAAATGGTGTTAGAAAATCTTCCCTATCGATAATAGGGAATCCTGTGTGAAATGCAACTTTAGTCATTATTTTTCTCCTGTTGTTGTTAACTATTTAGTCTAACTTCTGATAACCTCTCTTGAGCGTTATCTGTATATAAATATAGAGTAATCTAATAAAACACTACATTTTTTTTAACATTTTTTTTGGAATCCAAACTATGCGTCCAGTTTCCATTTTACCCTTTATTTTTTCGTTCTGTATCCTACTATTAAAATCTGATTGTTCGCATACCATTATAGTACCCTCATATATCATACCATCAATAGTAGGATAATCAAACTCCACTTTTACTTTCATTACTTAGCTTTTTTTTGAGCTGGTAATTTTAGTGGTTTGTGGTAGATATCGATTCTCTTTTTCAATCTATCTATATCTTCATATCCCACAACTCTTTCTACAAGAACATTATTCTCATAAATAGCAGTTGTTGGAACTCCACGAATTTCTGCACTTTCTGCTAATGTTGGACTTTCATCTATATCAACAAATTGAACTGGATATCCTGCTTTAACTAATCGCTCCATATGTGGTGCCATTTGTTTACAAGGCCCACACCAAGTTGCGTTAAAGAATTTTACTTCTATCATTATTAAGCTCCATATTCAAAACCCCAATTTAATAACATAAATCGGATTTTGTTTTGTTTATAATTAAGTTGTAGTACCGTAACTCTACCCAAACGAACTTCAATATTCCATTGTGGTTTCTTACGACTTTTCCAACTATCTATAAAATTAAACATATTATTGTTCTCCTCTTTTCGTAGTATTAACTTCCAAAGACTTTTTTCTTGCCGCCATCATAAGCGTATGCGTGTCCTTCTTCCATCAAGACATCATTTACTGATACCCATCCGTCCAAAGATAAGTCTATCTTACTATCTGGATTTGCGATACACTCATTAATGTGTTCACCAACGAATTCAGGTGCTACGAAAATTTCACCTAAAACTCTACCATATTTTCCTGTACCAAAGGATTTTAATTTAAAAGTCCCTTGTTCCAATAATTCTTTATTACGAGCTTTTGCTAATAAGCCCTTTGCTTTTTCTTCTAAATCTCTTGTTCTTGATTCCCAAGTGTCGAGTCCCATATATCTAACTCTTGCTTTCCACTTAACTTTAAATCCTAAATCAATCCAACAATCAATTGTATCTCCGTCTACAACTTTAATCAGTTCGCACTCGTACTCCCTGAAATCCATTTTCTTTGCCATTGTTCTTCTCCATTAAAAAGAACGAACTCCCAAATCAACACAAATGTATTTTAGTTTATCAAATTGAGAAGTATACACACCTGTGTCTAAACAATTTTGTATTTTATCAATTTCAGAATTCGTTAGTCTGCTAACATATACTTCTCCATTATAAGTATAAGTGTTGGCTTGTTTTTGACTCATTCTGTTTAATGTTATCATCACTTCTTTCATTCGTATAAAGCTAGGATAACTACCTACTGCAAATCTTGAATGTTCTGATATAAGAATATACTTTTCATAATCACTTTTATAACCTTGCATTATTTACTCTCTTTCTTTTTTAGTTTATCTAAATGTTCTTCTGCTATTTCTTGTTCTAATTCACAACTTAAATGGTTACCATCATTTCCAACATAATCCCACGCAACTTGCCACATACTATCATTACAATATTTACATTTCCAATCATCCTGTTTAATAGTATCTCCGACTTTTAAATCTTTAACACCTTTCCACATAGTCATATCTAGTGGTCTACTTTTACTAAGGGATTTACTTACCTTTAATTTGCTTATTATATTATCTAAGACTGCAGCTATCTCAACTGATAAAACTGCTATTTTATTTTCATCAAGGGTGCAACTTTTGTGTCGGTTTAATACATCACCGACAACACCCTCTACAAGTTTGCTGTCCATATTTTTCTCCAACCTTTCTGTTTAATTTATACTGGCGGCAGTAGAAAGGAAAACACCCACCGCCAGTCGTGTGAATTAATTAATTCACACTAATCATTAAAAATCACTATCCGTTAATGACTCGTCATCAATGTCTTCAACATTAAATAAGTCCTCACCTGAGCCGTCATTGACATACTTCTGAACCAATTGTTTAACAAAGGTTCTTTCAGAATCAACACCACCATCATTTGAGAATTGTGGATAGATACTTACTTGAGCGGCTTCAACAATGTCAAATCCGTCAAATAGTAATCCAGCCATTTCAACTGAACTTCTCGTAGAGATAGCTGTTGAAATCTTACCCGTTTCAGACAATGATTCAGTTCTCGAAGTGTGAGCTATCTCAGCGACAGCTTTCAACATCTCAACATCAACATGCGGAAACATATAAGATAGTAGTTCCAACTCTTGAGTATCTGTTAGAACGTCCATTTCAACAATAGTGAATCTATCCATTAGAGCTTTATCCATAACTCTCGTAGAAGTATATTCATTACCAATGTTAGCCGTAGCCACAAAGGTAACACCCTCAGCGACATTAATGGTTTCTTGTCCATTAGCTTCGTCCAACCTAAGATATCTTTGACCTTGGTCTAAAACCGTCATCAAGATATTCCAAGCGTCTGGGTGAGCTCTTGACAACTCATCAAGAAGTATCACAGCGTCTGGTGTTTGAATAGCTTTCACGAATAAAGACTCAGAAAAATAAGTTCCCTTAGC